GGCACTCCCAATCGTTTGGCAATAGTTACTTGGCTAGGGGAGAGTCTAACCTTTTTGCCGCGCCCGCCTTTCGACGGACGAGATACCCCGGCTACAGTTTGTGTAGTCCGGCGTGTATTCGTAGTCTCTTCCTCTTCAAACTTATGAGGAAAAGACTCTCTAATTCTTGAGTCCAAAGCACTATAGTATTCGTCACTAGTGCCGTCCATACCTTTTTCTTGGATCAATTCTTTGTGGATGCCAAAGGCCGCGAAGGTCATAGCGGAGTCTTCACCAAACCAAGGGTTTGATTCAGCCCAATCTTCAGCGCGTGGGTCTGGTTTTTGTGTCACCGGGGCAGGCTGGTAAACAGGCTGTTCTATTTCGGCTTCAACTTGAGCAGCTTGCGCTTCTCTCTGTGCTCGGGCCTGTGCGTGACGATCTGCTGCTACAGCTAATTGCTGCATCTTTTCTTGAGCAGCTAACTGGCGATCTGTGTCACCCGTCTCGATCGCCGTTTTATATTCGTCTTTGGCTCGCTGCTGTTCCGAAGAAACGCGGTTGCCATACTCATCGATATAACTTTTATCTAAGTTATGGAGACGTTGTTTGACACTGCTGTTTTCTTGTTGAACGGCTTGAGCAAATTTAACGGCTTCTTCGCGCTCTCGTTCCGCTTCACGCGCTCGTTTTGTAAGCTGATTGATCCGTTTTTGGACAGACTTACCGTACTGTTCGTGCTCGTCTTCCGTCGATTCTTCGCTTACGACGGTTTCATCGGTGCTTTCTGCTGCCGTTTCCGGCTCATCTAAAATAATTTCTTGCGCATCTTCTGTGAATTCTAGGTCGATCTGACCATCATCCGCTTCATGGGCGGGTCTTGACTCTGCCATGTGTTATCCCCTAACCGTGATAAATATCTTTCGGATCTAGAATTGTTCCCAAGATTTCGTCGTCATTGAGCATGCGAACTTCGCTACCAAAAGCAGCCTTTTTGTCGCCGTTCAAACGAAACCGAGAACCCGCGTATCGGGCAAAAATTACCCAATCGCCTTCTTTGCACCACTCGCCTGTCGGATAGCGTTCTTTATCCTTGTAAGCAAGCGGCCCAGCTTTGAGCACGTAACCGACCTGAGTCTGTATTACGTCCTCTTCTAGAGTTTTAGGAGCAAGTAAAATACCGCCGTCGCTTTTTTCAGGTGGGCGGAAAGGCATAATCAAAATGCGCCAGCCAGTTGGTTGTGGCAAGCGTTCAATAAGCTCTTTGTCTACTAAAGACGGGTCTAAGACCCGGTTTTCATCTGCGACGTAGCAACCGGACACATCCAGTGCTTCATTCGTATCAGGCATCTCTTTGTTCCTGTTTTTCAAGCATTTCAGAGAGCTCAACCAAAACGTAATCGCACGCCCTGATCTCACCCATGCATTCTCTGTAATGTTCCATATCTTTGATCCCGCCTTCAGACATGAGTTCCTGAATTTGGGCTTTGCGACCTTTTAATGTTTTTTGTACAAACTGTACGACATCTAGATCGTTCAATGAGTTTCCTCGTCGTTTATTATCCGAGCAACTCCGATACTATCGCGTTTTATGCGATTGTAAAGTCCCCGCCACGCAAAGCAGCACCCATTCCACGCTTTTTACCGCGTGTAATTTTTGCTGTCATTGTGTTTGGCGTAGCTTCTTCCTTTGCAACTGCGTACGGAATACTGCCTTGGTTCTGTATCTCCGCTTTCGCAACGGGCGTTGGCGGTTCTTTTGGCGTTACGCCATTTACTTTGACTGTTCTCATGCGTCACCTCTTTGTTTCAAAAGCTCCCGCTCAATACCCGCTTGAATGCGTGCTTGAGTCTGAGATTCTTGACTTGCCAGCCTTTGCTGGAAGTTTGCTTCACGTTGAGCAAGTTTCTCACGCTCCAACTGCAGTTTGGCCTGCTCTTCTGCCACGTCGTTTTGCTCTTGCTGCGCCTTGAGTTGCAGTTCTTGCTCTTTCAACGCAATCAACGGATCGGGTCCTTGCTGCTCTTGTGGCTGACCTGCCTGCTGTATCTGCTGACCCAGTGCGACAACTTGTTGCATGCCTTGTGCTACAAACTGCGCGACCATCGCTTGGAACGGTGCGTTGTTCGTAGGATCTGCAATGGCCACATTCGGGTTCTGTTGAGCAAACGCAGCCTCTGCCTGCTCTTCTGCCATCAACTGAATATGGTTTAAGATGTGCTTCTGTATTGTAAGCACCACCTGCGGCAACGTAGCGGCCACACCGCCGGTTACAAACAACAGGTGGGACTGTATGTGCGCCATGTGATCTTGACCCTTAAAAGCCTCTAAAGGCACGTTCTCAAGGGCGTCCATGTTTTCCTGCGCAGGATCTTTCGGGCGCACCTCGTCGGGCACTTCAGCATTTAAGATCTGATCTACATTTCTGACACCCATAGCGTCGTAAACTCGACGATATACCTGCGGCATGTTGTGGATCTGCGGCGCCTGCATAGCCATTTGTAGCTCTGTCTGAGCCAAAGCAATTCGCTGGCTTTGCGAAAAGATATTTGGGTCAGAAACCGGCAAAACGTCTACACGATCGTCAAAGTCTTTGGCTTTTACCGCCTGATCGGCACCTGCAATCGCATAAGGGTAAACTTCAGGCAGACTTTCGTTCATTACACGCGCCAAAATCCTAAATTCCACCTTCATAGCGTAGTGCAAACGCTTATGTATGGCGCTCATCACCCGAGCACTCTGCTCAATCATCGCTATAGTCGTGCCAACGGCAGCCGATTGGTTACCATCGCCCACTTTCATGTCGGTAATCGTTGCAAAACGCTGTGCGGCGCTTACTACAAAGCCTAAAAGCTGAAATAACGTGCCGTCCGGTCCTTTAAAGGGCAACGGCATCAAACTGTCTCGTATAACACCGCCGGGAGCGTCTACGTCCCTGAATTCACCCGGTTGTAAGGGGTCTTCGTCGTCTCTAATGCGTAATCCACGAGCTTTGAAGCCTGCAGGCAGGTTAGAAAGCGTACCGGCGTCAATTAATTGTCGTAAAGCCGCCGTCGCAGTCCTTGAAAGCCCGCCAATCGTGTGAATTAAGCCCATTCCGTAGAAACCAAAACCCGGAAGAAACTTATAATGGACAAAATACTGGATTTTTGACGTCAAAGGGTCGTCTTCGCGATAATTTCGTCGAACAGACAGCACTTTTCCGTTGTCTTCGCTGATCGTAACGACGTACGGGATCTTAATTCCTGTCATTTCGCCGTCTTCGTCAACGTCTTCGTACCCTTCTAGGTCCAAATCAACGTGACACTCCAACAAAGTACAGTCGTAATCGACTCCCGTAGCCCGCGTACCGTCAATATAGTCAACTTCGTCACGTACACTGTTTGAATCAGGCTGTGACGGCAACACTTTGATATCTCGGTAGAACCCGCTGACCTGTTGTTTGCGCAAATCGTTCAACGACATACGCACAACGTGGGTTATGTTCGGACACGTTTCCAAATCATTGCTTTCATACGGCACAACAAGGTGTTCCGCCGGAATAAACTTGCAGACAGGACGCCCCAAAGCATCGTCAAAGTAAACTTTTTTAAACGTTGAGCCTGCCAACGGCAAGTAAAACAACATCTGATCGAACTCAGGGGTGTATTCCTCCATTACATTAGTGATGTAGTAGTTCATAAAGTCCTGAACTCTAGACGCCTGATCTACTTTCTCAGTGGTCTGTGAGCCAAGAACCGTGGTTCGTACTGGACCATTCGCAGGCAACAACTCATTGAACGCTTGTGCTTGAAACTGTACCGCCGCTTCAGCTAAAAGAGGGTGTGTGACACCTGTAGCGCCACGGAAAGGCTCGGTACGCTCTTCGTAATTGAAGCCCAAAAGCTCAAGGCCCTTGGAGTAAGCGTCTTCCCAATCCTGCCTCGACGCACGATTGGCGCCGTATTGATCCATCAGCTCATTTGAAACCGAGCTCAAAACAGACTCAGGCAAAAACTCCGCTAAGTTGTCGTAGAAATCGTCTTCTCTATCTCTATTCTTAAACGGGTCAAAGTCTAAAGTAGCGCCGCCATCATCCTCTTGGATAATCTCAACGCCTTCGATATCTATTCGAGTAGCAATGTCGCCGGGTAACGCCTCAACCTCTACCGCCTGCACGTCCTCTACATCAAGATCCAGACCTTGACGATCCATCAACGAAACAGGAGGTGTATCACCATTTGCCATATTTAAGCTCCAAAGCTACCAATGCCGCGTTGCAAGCCTACCTCACCACCGTATCGCATACCACCCGGATTCGCTACGTCAACAATCTGCGGATCTTTACGAGGCGGCCTTCCCGGACCACCGCCACCGGTTCGCACACAAACGGGGCTGCCGTTTACAAACTGCAGCGTGTAACCGTTACCGCACCGATACAATTGAGTAGCTTCTAAACCAAAGGCACCGGGCGCCGTGCTTTGAGTGCCTGTATTAACAACGCCTGAGTTTGGTCCCGGTGCTTCGGAACCCGCCGTAAACGCGCCTTGGTTTACGGGTATGTCCGTTGGGTCGTATGTACGGAATAAAGAAGGCATCGCTCTTTGATTAGCTACGGGTTTGTAAACCGGCATGACGTAACCTGTTGCGCGTTCTTCTTCTGTGCCTTCAAAAGGCATATATGTGCGTTTGATTTCCATGCCCTGACTTGTTGGGTAACCGGTGGTGTAGTCCGATATCGTATCGCCTACATCCAAGTTTACTTGGTTCAACAAAGATTGAATGCCGGATAGCCCAAGACTAGCGGGCTGTTGTTGTGCTGGAACCTGTCCGTACGCTCCACGATCGATCGCAGTGTCGGTGTCTGTTGGAGTCGTAAACAATTGCTCCTCTGCCGCCTGTGCGGTTTCCGCCGCCTGCAATAGTTCACCTTGGGTAGGCGCCTCGTAAATCGGATCAGGGTCCGGGGTGGATGCAAGTTGCGCTTCCATTGCAATACGATCAGCTTCTTGTTGAGCAGCCAGTTGTTCTGCTGCTTGAAGTTGTGATGCGGCTTCTTGGTCTGCAACTAGCTGTGCAGCCTGCTGGGCCGCTAGTTGTTCTGCTGCCAACTGCTCGGCGGCTAACTGCTCGGCTATCAAAGCTTCTTCGGCCTGTTGTGCCGCTAATAATTCAGACGCCAGCCTTTGGGACTCTTCGGCTGCTGCTTGTTCTTGAGCTATACGGGCCGCTTCTTGCTGCGCCAGTAAATCCGCCGCCGCTTGTTCGTTTGCAACACGGATAGCTTCTTGTTCTACGGCTTGTGCCGCTGCCGCTTCTTCGGCAATACGTATTTGTTCTGCCTCTTCCGCTGCCGCAAGATCTCTAGCCGCTTGCTCGGCAGCTAGAATTTCCGCAGCGGTAGGCCCGGCCTGTACCGGTTCTGCCACAACGGGGGGCAAATAAACGGGTTCGGTTGGAGTCGTTGCGACCGGTGCAGCTACAGGGGTTGTCTCAACAGGGGTCGTCTCTACTGGAGTCGTTGCGACCGGGGCAGTGGCTACGGGGGCGGTTGCTACAGGCGTGGTTGCGACCGGGGCCGTCTCTACTGGAGCTGTCTCTACTGGAGCTGTCTCTACTGGAGCTGTCTCTACTGGAGTCGTTGCTACCGGGGCCGTCACAGGCGCCGTTGGAGACAACAACACGTCATTGCCTTCATATAAAAGCATACCCGGCTCAAACGGGGTCTGGTTAGGCGCTGTGGTATACACGTTTCCGTAAATATCTTGCTCTGGCATGCCTTCGGGGTTTTGATACGCACTGTAGTCCGTGGGCCGTGGTTGGGCCGCAACGGCAGACTGAACTGTTTGAGCTGGCGCAGCGGTTTGCGCAGCGAGAGCCTCTGCTGCCTGTGCGGGGACGGTATAAGCGGGTAAAGAACGTGGGTCAAACGGCAGATTTGAAAAATCTATGTTGGGCTCAAAACCGCCCATGCCACCACCACGGCGCATTCCGACAGGTTCTTGTGTTCCACGTGGAACACTTGCTAGGGGCCCCTGTGTGTAACCACGCAACAGGCCCGAGAGCCCTGATGAAATAACCGGCTTTCTCATTTGGTTTACCTCGCCTCCTTGTGCGTAGTCTCTATCCGTAGGATAACCCGCAGCGGCTCTTAACTGTTCGATTTCTCTTTCTTTCTGGGCCAGTTCTCTAGCAACAGCAACGCGCTCTTTGGAGTAACGAAAATCATCTTGATCCAAAGCCCCTCGTAGGTAATCTCTTCTTGCAATCAGACGTTCAGCGGGATCTTTCGGTAGCGGTTTAGGCGGCCCCATGCCGGGTAATTCCATTTGCGGATCGTTTGGGTCGTCTATAGAAAGAGCCAGCTTTTCGCTTGGCAACGAATCGTCGGGCATACGAAACTGTTGGGTAGCAACGTACCCTTCCGGCAGGCCGTCTGTATCTGGGAAATCAAACGTATCATCGGCCTTCAATATTTCCGCACGCATCGTGGACTCTGGGACGTTTGTCAACAAGCTGGGATCTTCGAAACGTCTTTGCGCACTACGCGCTTCGACCTCTCCAAATTGTACCCTGTATTTGCGCTCCGCTTCGGACACTTCTGCATCGAAACCTTGTTTAGTCTTGACTAAATCGGCAAATTTCGGCAAACGCTCATCTAGCATTGATTTGATACGGGTCGTAAATTTTTCTGGTTCGGGAAACCCTAAATCTTCTAATGCCCGGTTCATCTCAAAAAGAGCTTTATCAGAGCCCCCAAGCATGGTCGAAGATGCACGTAGGTCGTTGATGGCGGCGCGGATCTCTTTGGGTCCTTTACCCTGCCCTTTCATTTTTTTTCTTAAACGATTTTCTTGTTTCTCTAACCGGCGTCTTCTGGCTATCACTGGCGGTTCGATCCCTTGCGCCACCTCCATAACTTCTTTCGAGCGGCGCTCTAGGTAGGTAACAATGTTATCCTCTAAAACGTCTATCTTTTTGGCAACCTGTGCGTATTCCTCGGAACCCTCAAAATCTGGGCTTTTCTCCGGTAATTTGAAATCACCAAACTTTTCTATTTTTATTTCATCAACGCGCAAACCGGCGTCAACAATGCCAAGTTCATCGAAATCTGCTTGCAATTCGTCTTGCAAGGCCCGAGACGTTTCTCTATACGCTTTTCTTCTTCCCTCGTAATCGGCAGGCAAAAACTGATTGGGATTTGCTCCGGATGTGCGACCCTCTAAGTTTTGCACGACATGTTGGATTTCGTGCATAAGGGTGGACATAAACTCTTGCCTACCCTCGACCGTGTTGGGTACTTGTGCGATGCCAATCGTGTTTGTTTCCGGATTGTAAGAACCCCTAACAAACATGCCTGATAAAGGGTTTTGTCTCTCTACTTTTATTTTCGCGAGAGCCGGATATTCAGAAAAAAGATCTGGGAAATCTAAGATGTCTTCTAAAAAAAGATCTGGAACAGGTTTGAAGTCCCCCCTGATAAAGGAGTCTTTCCGTGAATATCCAAGCTTGTTTAAAGTTTTTTCGTTCTCACCAAATTCGTCTGGTATACCGAACCTGTCCGCTCGCCTGCCTCGCGTCTGAAGCATCGGTTTGTCACGAATTACTTGTAAACCCAAC